CTAAAGTTCCGGTTGGAACGGCAGACAAACTGTACCGTACGAGAGCAACGGTCGTCTCACGACGATGTTGTTCGTTACCTCCGTATGAGTTATCCGGGACTCCGTTCTTGCGAACGGGCCGGTATCCTCAACATCGGCAGTACGTGCGTCACTCAGCCATGAAAGGTAGTCGCCAAGAGGAATCCCTCGACGCTTCACTTTGGCAAACACTAACCGCATACGATCCCCGGAAGGAGACGCAAGGGTGTATGTGCAATCGCAATCCCAACCACCATGAAACTTCTTAGGTATATAACGTGAGTAATCACGCCAAATATCCCAGAGGAAGTCATCGCACACAACTGTACGCTCTTCCGCGCTCCATTTACGGATGCGGTTGAGTATATGGATCATGTCGATAACAGTGGTTATAGGACGACGGACGTAGAAAGGAGTGACGTCTCGTCCACAGTGATAGTGCTTTCCGCACGATTCACGAATAGGGCCTGAGAAATGGCTTTTCTTCGTGTTGACAATGAAACCACAATAGGACAGGACGACGCGAAAGCGATCGAACATACGCCTATTGAGGATAATGTCATCACCATAGACTGATACGGTCTGCTCTCCCTTAGGGGTAACAGCGCGATAAGTCGCAACTGTAAGAGCCCAAAAGATGAGTGACTCCAGCTCAAAAGTGAAACCGTTCCCCATTGAGGAGAACATTTCAAGCTGGTGCCATTTACCATCCGCCTCGATTTTCTTCGCACGCATAGATCCTTTGTCGGGTTCACCGACTGATAGGATATCTATCTGCGTGGATCGAATCGAGTTAAGGAAGACAAACCACTCGGTCGGCAGCAAACGTGCCACCAGTTGAGTACAGACGGTGTCACTGGCAGAGCTCAGGTCGACGGTCGCAAGACCGCTCCCCCAAGCTCGTTTTGCCAGCAACTGATTCACCGTTTGGTCGTTCAGGTTAATGCCTGCACGCTTCCTCAGACGGTGTCGGATAAAGTTTCCGACGCCCTTCTGTATCCACATGTTAAGATCAGGCTCCTTGCACGCTACGCGGTCAATCACGTCTGATTTGGGTACAGTAAACAAGACAGAACCTTCAACAAACCTAGGCTGGAGAGCGCTAGGTTCAAGAATTGGCCAGAGCTTGTCCTCGACGATATGAGGCCAAACGCTGTCCCAGGCTGACTGGGTAACGTCCTGTTGTCCAGTGAACTTGCGAGCGATCATTGCTGATCCACGTCTCTTAGACGTGCTAGCACCTCCGCTGAACTCACCCATAAGAAGGTGGGTGGGTACCGCTGCGCCGATCGTCTTATTGATCAAACGCCGCGCCCGTTCGAGCACCCAACTCATCGTTCTCTTCCCAACCGGGAAGTCTTCGTTGAGTTGCTCGTATAAACGGGTATTAGTCTCGGAGTTTCGCAGTTCAACACGCAGCAATTTCTCAATTGCTGCCTCGCGACGATCCTTTGCCGAAGAAGGCAACGCGTCAGTGAACTTTGTGAACACGTGTTCACGTAGATACACTACGCGGGGATGCGACGACTCAGACAATCTGAGCCGAAGTGCCCCAACAAAGGACTCGTGTATGGCTGGCTTAAGCTTGAAACTTGCCCGATCGGGTTTAGTCATAGCTTAGATTCCTTTCAGATTTGAGAAGGGTTTCAAGAGGGTGTCAACGTCAGTAGACGCCTTCACCTTTGACCAGCGCGTCGTTCACCAACGTCTTGTTGGTGGCGAGTGCAGAGTAGAGCATACCGACAAGGTTCGCTCGTTCCTGCAATGTCGAAGTCTCAGCGTACGTCACGCTGAGGTCCGCGATAGCAGTTCGCACGACCACGGGGTTCGTCACCCCATTTACGGTCGAGGACTGAACCTGAGGCACAGACAGCGTAAGCCGCCCGCGAAGCTTGCCATTGACTTTCCGCATAGAAACGGTCAGTTGTGGCTCGCCAACAGGTACTCCGGTCGTCTCAACGACGACACCAACATTGTTCGGCTGCGAAATCATTGCAGGCACGAACGTGTGGTTGACGGGTGCGGTCTCGCGATCTGCGAGAACGATGGTTTGAAGTTGAGGCATGTGCCTTATCCTATCGTAGTTGTTGAGGACGGTAGAATTACCGTCTTGTTGCCAGTAACGAGGCCGCGGAAAGCGCCCTCGGGAGGTTACTCAAGCCAGAACCCAAAGAGAAAAGGTTCGGCGGTACTGCACTGAAGAGTAGCTCCCGCTTGAAAGCGAGGAGTTGCGAAGCATAGTTGGCTTTATCGCCTTCTATGAAGGATCCCCAATACCCTTTGACGTTTATGTCATAGGTAACGATACGATCCTCATACCCTCCAACGAACGCAGTGCCGAGTGCAGCTGTGAAGCTCTGAAGAAAGGAACCAATCGGAATAAACCAATCGATAACGAACGACAGAGTGGTTAGTTCCCACGCAAGAGACGCGGGGTTCGCCAAGCCAAGCTGGCTCATAGCAAGAAGCCGTGAGTCAGTGACCTTCATGTACAACACAGACTTGCTGATATGCCGGTAGAAACCGGACACATAGGTTGTCTTGGCGATGCTTTGAACTGCATCGCGGGGACTCTTCTCTTCCTGAGATACCCCTGTTGCTTTGATTAAGAACCCCTCACTTACGAAAGGAGTCTTCAGCTGCTCTTGCAGACCATAGATGTCGTTTAGAAGAGGCATCCAGCCATACTGGTATTCGAGCCAGGAGTTCGGGGCGGTTTTCCACCCTTTAAATCCTAGGTCTCGGCCAGCTTGAGCCCAATTTCCCTTCTTCACTTGTCTAGCGAATTTTGACAGTCTCACAATGCTGTTGGTCAACAGCCGGAGTGTCTCGTTCGCCTCTCCAAACATAACACCAAGATCGATCTTTTGATTCTTGATGTTGTTCAGCGCCTTCGTATAAGACGAAGTGCTCAACCCAATAGAAAGGTTGGGAAAGCCACTGCTGATATCGTAAGGCCTTGCGGGCCGTCCCATACCGTTAGTGTGTGGTCCGTCACCAGTGACATTGTAAGTCCTACCGTAGTATTTGGTAAGATACGAATGCGGCGTGTATGACACTCTATGAGATGTCATTGACCACTCAGTTGGAGATCTCCAACCGAGCACTATAGGCTGACTAACAGGTAGTTTCCGGTAAGCGTATTGCCTAAGGAAGTTCTCCTGGTTAGTAACCGTGCCACCCGATGGCAACAAAGAGTAAGAGGATTGGTAAACCAATCGTTGCTCATTGTAACCGTAGGAACTGGTGAATCGACGTGGACGTGCTATACTCATGGTGCGTCACCCCACAAGATCTCCGGCACAATACAGTAGCTGTACATGCCAGTACCATCGCCAAGAATATGGACGATAGTGCACTGGTACGCCATCTGTTCGATGGTCGTAACGATTGCTGCAAGAAGTAGGACCAACGCGGCCGCGGTACTCGTCATTAAGATTGATAAATACCGCATAGCGTCTCTCCTTCTTCCACGGCTTAGCCGTTGCTCGCAAGAGCGCCCCCCTTACGG